CATCTATGAAAAATGCCGTCGTATTGGACGGTATCAATGCTATCAATAGGTTCAACAAGGGTGATCTAGGAGTCGCTAACAGATTCTCCAATCCGATGCCAAGTGTGTCGAGGCCTAGCTTTTGGAAGAAATCTGTTAATTTAAATGAACCAAAACAATAAGACAACCTAAATTCATCAGTAATTCGAATAGCGAACCATTGCACAACCATGGTTCCTGAATGCAGGGCGGATCGAGATCTTGTTACTTTACCCCTGAGAAGGGAGGATCAAGATCCGGAATTACTGATTGATACACGGAATTTAGGTTTTCATAAACAATCATACCATTATAAACTTTTCGATTTTCCACCCTATATCGAGAGTATTATAGAACCACAAACCTTCTATAATAATTGCTATTGCAATGAATATAATGCTATGGTGGGTAGACACTTTATACCGGATCTACCTGAGAACAATAACAACCCTGCTTTAACTAATTTCTTTATTGATGAAAATTTGAAATATAGTGATATAATGAAGGAACTTATGTTTGAGATGGGCGGGTACAAACCACCCACTTATCAACAAGTGATAAAAGACACCAAAGGATCCAAGAAGAAAAGATATCAAAGAGCATACGAGAATATACTTAACAAAAGGATTTATTTTGATGAACCTCAATCCAGGGTAAATTTCTTTGTTAAATTGGAAAAATGGCCTATTAGTAAAATAGAGAAACTTAAACCACCTCGAGGCATTCAGTTTAGGTCATACGAATATTTATTAGCTCTGAAAAGAAGCATGACACCGTTGGTCAACCTAACCAAGATTGATAGAGAGCTGGGAGAAATGCCTAGTTTCAATCCTCATAGTGTATATACTAAGAACAACACACCGGCAGTCATCGCTGATAATCTCAAGAAAGCTTGGGATAGTTTCAAAACACCTGTTGCGGTTTGTCTAGATCATAGTTGTTTTGATGGGCACTACTCGAAAGAGTTGTTACAACATGAAATGCACAGGTATCAACGGATCACTGGTTGTAAGAACAATAGCTTATTGATTCGGTTACTCAAACGCCAGCTCAAGAACAAAGGATTTAGTATGGGCGGTATTAGATTCAAGGTAAAAGGTAAGCGTTGTTCAGGAGAGTACACAACATCACATGGTAACAGTGAAACCAATCATTT